ACCGCATAAAAAAGTTCGGGATAATCCGAATTTTATCGGATTATCCCGTATTTGGTGGACCTGAAGAGACTCGAACCCTTTTTACCCACAGAAATATCAACTAAAATTTAAATCTCTGTGTTTATTTTGTGTTCATCGCATCAATCTGTGGAGCCACGACACCGTGATAATACCCGGCGATTTTTGCCTCTGGTCCGCCTGCGTCCTTATCAAAAAGAAACTCTTTGGCGAGATCTGCATAATACTCCGGGCGATCGACGCCGTAGCGCGTCGCAGACTCCCAGTAATCTGAGTGCATCATGTTCATCGCCGCGTACCAGACCCACGGGGCAACGTTATGTACGCCGACACTTCCGGCGACGGCTGCGGTCTGTTCCTGCGTCCAGTGCGGTCCGGTCGAGCCGTCGTCATTCTCCATGTGTTTCGTCCATCGGCGGGCATCCTCCTCTGTAAAACGCATCTTTTCCCCATCCTCGCCGTAATGCTCTCCGCCGTCCATCTTTTGCAGCGCACAGATCGTATCGGCGTATGCGCAGATTTCCTCCGCCCTCCCGAGCGACACAGGGCGCTCCATCAGGACGGCGATTTCTTCGCGCAAATGCTGCATGTATTTGCTCTTTTCCATACTCAAGCCTCCTGTATGTACTTGTAGAGTTTATCCAGATCGTTGACGTCAAAGCGCAGCTCGCCAATCAGCGGCAGCGTGACAGGAAGCTTTTGCCCGTCAAATCTCGGACGCGCCGCGTTGTATAGCCGGTCCAGATCTATGTTCCCGCTCTCGTCCATGACGCCCATCGTTTTTATCAAAGGATTTTCCCGCAGCGCAAGCAGCTGCTCCTTGCCTCCCTCGGCGATGAGAGACAGCGCCACACCGAGACCAATCGCCTTTCCTGTCGGCAGGTGCGGACCGATTTCCGCGTCAGCAAAGCGCATCACGCCGCGCATTGCCTGATCAATCGTAATCATAAATTATCCTCCGTAAAGGTTGGGGCGGCTATTGCCGCCCCTTTTGCTTAGTTCTTGCAGCAGCCGCACTTCGGGAGCGGATTGTAGAGCGTCTGCGCCGTGGTCGCGGTGCCGGTGGTGACGTCTGCAACCTGCTTCGGATAAAAGGTGGCGTTGGCATAGGTCACGATGGCGTTGTCGCCGCAGCAGCGCCGTTCAGCTTCCATCTCGATTTCGCGCTGAAGCTCGGACTTGACCGACGCGATGTCCTGCCGCGCCAGCACGAAGCTGTCCTCGGTGCGCTGGTTGTGGACCGCCTGATCGCACAGCGTCTTGCGGATGTCCTTGAGCTGTCCGTCAACGTAGGCGTACAGTTCCAGCGACTTCTGATCGTTGTAGGTGTTCGCCTTGAGCAGCGCGATCTCGCTGTCCTTCGCGGCAAGCTGCTGCTGGCGGTCCAGCTCGTAGCGCGTGACTGGCGTGTTTTCGCTGCACGCTGCACCCGCAGCCATCGCAGCAGCCGCCGGATTAAGCCCCCATCCGCCGCCAAGCAGATTGCCGAGCAGACCCAGACCGACACCGGCGGTGCCGATGATGCCAGTGGTCAGCGCGGCATTTGCCTTGCCATTGCTTGCATACTCCATATTCTGTTCTCCTTTGCATAAAGTAAGCCGTTCGGCTCCTATGCTCAGTGTACCGGAGCGCAGATTTTTAAGGGTGGCGCAAGTGTGCGGGAATGTGAAGTTGCGTGAAATACGAAAATCCCCGGTGCCGTCTCTGGCACCGGGGATAAAAAGAAAAAGGTTATTTACTTGGCTGCTTTTTCCAAAGAGATTTCAGCCCATCAATATGCTCAAAGAGATCGTCACGAATCGTCGCCTCCATTGGATCAAGGATAAAATCAATGCCTTCTCTTCTTGCAAGCTTTGCAGCTGGCACAAAATCGCTGTCGCCAGCGATGAGGATGATCTGATCCACCTGTTTTTTGTATGCCAACGAAGCTATGTCTAAGCCGATACGCATATCGACACCTTTCTGATTGAACGAAATAGAAAAGTCATTCTCGGTCAAGTCAGAAACATTTCGCTTCCCTTGGCAGATTGCTTTTGTTGCATCAGGTTTAAGGGAAAAGTGTGCATTCGCATCGGACAACGCCCCCATTCGGAGCGCAACCTTGCGTTTCTTTTTCAATTCTTCAAAAAATGCATTTGCCCACGAATATGTATCCGATTTCCCAAAATCTATGTTGCGTTTCAGGGCAGGGTGATAAACGGTCTTCTTGAGCGGAGGGCAGTCATAATAAAAAATGCGGTAAAGTTCGCGCTCTTCGTGGTAGTCTGCGTGCGCCCCTTCATCTCGGATATGCGCCATGCAGTAAGCATACAGTTCTTTTGCACGTTCTTCAGGAGTCTTTGCACCCCGAAGAAACGCTGCGCGCTTTCTGTAAAACGCGCCATCTACCAGAATTGCAGTCTTTCGCACCATACTTTCCTCCATAATGATGAAGCCCCCGGTTTCAGCGAACCCCTTATGAGTGGGGCGCTTATTACCGGGGGCCTGTTAATAGCACAACAGACGTAGACTTGTTACTATCGTTGTGCTTTCATATTATGCGCAGTTCTCCGATTTGTCAACCTTTTGAAGTTGTTTTTGTATAAATTCACAATTGTTAACGTTGCTGATTGGAAGAGTTTTTAAGAAATGCACCCCCGGTGTCAGACTTTGACACCGGGGAATCTCATATCATATGCAGTTTTCGTGCTGTCTGCCGCGCTCTGCTATAAATCCCAGGCAGGCGTCTTGACAGTGTGCTGCGCTCCATGCACAGCTCGACGGCGACGTCGATCTGTGGGAGTTTCCCCACGATGTAGCGGCGCACGATCTCGGCGTCCTCCCTGCTGTATCCGGTTTCCTCTATGACGCGCTCCCACTCGCTGTGCAGCAAACCGGACAGATCTTCGGGTATATTGACTCTCGCGCTCGCCAAAGGCGTCCCTCCTTCCGGCAGAGCGCGGCAGGCAGTTTACTTCATCGCTTTCGCAAGCTTTTTCAAGAGGTCGTCGCCGTACTTGTAAGTGGCGAGATAGTTGATCGTGCCGTCGGTAAGACCGGCTTTCGCCTTGATCGTCCGCTTGGCTTCCTCCACGGCTTCGTCGACCTTTACTGTGTCGTACTCGATCCACGGGAGCTTTCCGTGCTTCTGCCAATTGCGGGCGTGGTAGCCTGCCTTCGTGCCGATGTTCTGCACAGCGGTAATCTGCACGCCGTTGTCCCAGATCGGAGTGCATTCGACCGCCAGACCGTCCCCGATGTACATGCCCCAGTGACCGGGCATCCAGAGACCTTCGCCGGGAATCAGCTTGTCCCAGCCGATGCCGGACACGGCGTAGCACTTGGCGATCATGCCGTCGGCGGAGACATCCGGCACACTGTTCGAGGCGTATCTTGCACCGCCGTAGTAGGCGTTTTTGTTGCCGTTCCAGCCCCAGAGAATGCCCTTTGTCAGGTTTACGCAGTCAAAGCCAAAGTAACCCTTGCCAATGAGACTGCGGAAATACGCAGTTCTGCCGCCGGTGTACCAGTCCGGATACTGGGCGGATTTCTCGTCAATGATGTTTTCCCCGACCGGCGCGCCGAAGCATCCCCACATGTAGACGGTCTTGTAATTCTTCGCAACGTCAATGTGCCTGCGCACAAGTTCGGATGCTTTCATAAAAATCTCTCCTTTCGATCATTATGCCGCGTATCGCCAGAGGTAGCCGCCCCTTGTTTTTCTTCGTCCAACACAGCATGCATAAATGTTGCTATGGGCGAACCCGAGTTCTCGCTCGATCTCGCGCATAGATGTCCACGTTTTTACAACTTCGCCGGTCTTTGCATCGACCTGTTCGACTCTCCTTGCAGCTGTTTGCTCTTTGAAATCACGAAGCTTTTTACTAACCTTTGCGTTCCGCCCACCATAGTTGATGTTGTACGACGCTGTACACCATTCCAGATTTTCAAGACGGTTATCCAGCCGGTCTTCGTTGATATGGTTCACCTGCGGCAGGTTATCCTGGTTTTCCAGAAACGCAGAAGCCACAAGTCTGTGTACCATGATCGTATGCACTTCCCCGTTCCCTTTATAAAGCGCGACCCGAGCGTATCCAAATTTAGAAATAGCGGGCTTCAGTACTTTCCCCGTTCTTTCTGAGTATACATCGCCATCGCCGCTCACCAGATAGCGCGGATAATCAGGAATTCTTTTCCACATTTTCATTCTCAGAAGGTTCTTTTGCGTCCAGCGCATCTTGCAGCTTCTGTGATTGGCTCCCGAAATAAAACGCAATGATGACCGCATAAATGGTCATAAAGTCCTGCGAAATCTTGCCCACGACTGCCATGTAGGCGAACACGCCGGTCAAAATCAGCGTAACCAGAGATTTGACGCTGAGCAGGTTGCCCAGCCGCTTTTTGATATTATCCATATGTACCCCTTTCATTCTACCGGTTCATTTGGTTTTGCAAATACTCTCTTGCACAGCAGGAGCAGCAGCTCCCCGCCGAACGCAGCCGCCGCGAAGGTCAGCACGTCGGAGAGGTCGGCGGAGTGGTCTGTGAAGATCGCAAGCGTTTTGATGATGACAGCCCACGCGAGCGTAAGCGTCAGGGCATAAATGCAGTAGTAGACCAGTTCCCGCGCCATGCGCCCCTTCGTCTTCCGCTGCGGCTTTTTCTGCCCGTCCGCCATACTAGCCTCCCAGCCCCGCCAGAGCCAGCGCGTAGCCGACTAAGCCTGCGACCAGCGCCGTAACCACGGCTTTTACAATCGCGTCCCAGCGCCCCGCAGGAACGCTCTGGATGTTGGTCACAGCGGCGTCCACCTTGTCGAGCCGCTTGTTCATCGCCGCCAGCTGCTCCGCCATGACCTTGCAGGAGGTCGACAGCTCCTGTAAGGTCTTCGTGTCTGCTTCCAGATCGTCGATCCTGTGCTTGTTGCTTCCTGCCAGCTTCTCCACAACCGTTAATCTGTGCTCCATTTCTACTTCATTCATGCATGCTCCTTTCCTGCCATTGGCAGTCCGTTATTCCTCAACTTCCCAGTCCGCCGGATAATCCTTCGGGCTGAAATTGGTATCTCTCTTTGCCTTGCACGCCTTACCCTCGAAGATGCACCACTCGCCGACGTGGTAGATGTCGACCGTACCCGCCTGCGGCTGAATAAACTCCCGCGCAGTTTCCCTTGTCGTGCCGTGGAGCGGCTTATTGAACGTGTACCACACAGCGTTTCCGGGCGCGATGTCCGGATGGACAGCGTTGTCGTAGCTCTGGTAGACTTTCCACGGGTCGCCGCCCACGGTGAAGATTTCATCGACTGTGTGCTTTCCCGGTTTCCACTCGTCCCAGAGCGCCGAGCATTTAATAATCTCGTCTGCCGTCTCGGGCTTTTTCTCGCTCATGAGCAGCTTCACCGCAAACGCCGTGGACATGTTCAGATCGTAGGCAACAGGCGTTGCAACGACTGGCTGCGGGGTCGGCAGCGGCGTATTCGTCAGCAGCCAATTCCCGTCCTGAATCTCCTGCCGCAGAAAGTCTCCCGGCGTATAGGTCTGCATCTGGAAGCCGTTGTCGGCAAAGACGGCAATCTCGCCGGTAAGCTCCGAAAGCCCCGAAAGAGAATCGCCTGTAAAACGGACAGAGCCGGATGTGCTGTATACCCGGACGTTCGCGTAGGTTTGATCGTCGTGTGTGATGTACATAAATAGCCCCCTAAATCAATTTTCCGTGATGGTGCAGGTCGGTGTCCACACAACATTTCCGTTTTCGTCATGTGTTTTCTTTTGTTCGAATAAAATGCGTGTGTTTGTTGTGGCTACAAATTCGTAAGTACCTTCTTTTTCGTTTGATACAGTTACACCATTCAAAATAACATTGCCGTGGCTGTTTCGTGCCTTATATGATATGGTGATCGGAACTTTACTTCCAGCATGAAACGTTAGTGCTGTAGCATCCGTTAGTTTTTCGCCGTTAACTACGGCATACATGGAATAGGTACTGCTGTAAGAAACAGGGGCGCTCAGAATTACCGTGAATTTGCTGGGAAGTCCCCTTCGTAAAAACATTCCCATGATGCACCCCCTAGAAGCAGAAGCAGAAGGGCACGCCAAGCGCAGCGCCGCCCCGGATAGTTCCCTTAGTGCCGGCGGATGATACGAAGATAAAATTTGTGGTGCCGTTTATAGACGGGGAACGTGTCCACCATCTGGATTCCGCGCCGTCTAGCATTTTTATTTTGCTTCCGTTTTCTTTGTAATACTGATATTGTTTACCTTCGCCTGGCGCGGAAGAATCAACATCACCAAACACTTCCACATCGCTTGGAAAAAACAGTTTGTCTGCCGTTGTTACGATGGTGGTGCTTTTGTTGCCCGCAGATGTCAGTTTATTCACATTCTGGATGCCATTTTGCACTTCCAGCGGCAATTGAACCAAGATGGCAGGAAGATGTGTCTGCCGCATGGCGCAGCCTTCCCAACCGTTTCTGTTTGTGTTGCTGCCCTCCATTTCGTTTTTTCCGTAGCAGTCGTGCAGCTGGAAGGTAAACGGGGCTTTGCCGAAGCCGTCGGAATAGTCGTCGTGATTGATACCAATAATGTCGACAAGATAATCCACAGCATTGATCGTCATCGCCTTCTGATCTCCAACCTTCCACGATGGGGGGACGATCTTTTTCTGGCAGACTTCTATAATCTGTTCCCACATGTTGTCTGCAAGATTATCTGAATAGTTGCCACGGATTCCGGTGAACCATCTAGGACTGCGCCCACTCATCCGAACACCACCACCTTCACGGGGATATTCACTGTTGGCGCTTTGCCGATGCACTGTGCGGTCAGGCTGTTCGCGCCGGTCTTGTAGTTGTGGATTAACGCGAAGCCCTCAAGCAGAGCCGCGTCCGCGTCCGGGTCCGTGCCCGAGAGCGCCACGTCCCACTCGGGGTCTACGTCGTAGGATGCTTTCAGGCCCGTGATCAAGATCGTCTGCGCCTGGTACCCATAAGAATCCGCCGCCCAGCCGGAGGCGAGGAGAGTTCCGGTGTACTGTTTTATGTTCATAGGCTCATACACTCCTGTAATCAGCTCGCCCGCCGCGTTGTGCGCTGTCTTCCCCTTGAGAAGTGTCTCCGGCGTTACGGTGTCGGCGGTCAGGTCAAGCTTGACTTCGCCGTTCAGGGCGACTTTGTTGACTGCCATGTCAGCCTCCGATCTGGAGCGTCTGCCCTCCTGCGGCGTTGTCGGTGTATGTGACGGGAATCGCCTCGACAGTCACCTGCGACAGATAGTCATACGTCTCATCCGGCGTCACGACCTGCTCGGCAAAGCTCGGCGTGACGTTCTTGTTTGCCTGTGCCTTGACCGCCTCGCCGCCGTAGCTGCCCACCACGCCGAGAAGGGAAACGCCGGACTTGATGTTGCCGGGGATAAGCTTTGCCTTCTCCGTGGGCTTGATGCGCGACTTGCCGGAGCCGTCGTGGAAGCCCATCGGAATAGCAGGCTCGTCGTCCTTGTCGGCGATGTCCAGCGTCTGACCGCCGTTGTCCGGCATGGTGCCGGTCAGCTTCGAGCCGCGCGCGTAGAAGGTCTTGCCCGCCAGAACCTCCGCAACCGAAGCGTCCGCGTCCTGCGAGTTTACGTCAAATTCGTTCGTGCCGGTGATCGGCGCGCCGGACTTGTCGTGCGCTGTGACGCCCTTTTTGAGATCACTCGCAACAATTGTGTCGCCCGACAGGTCGAGTTTGACATCCGTGCCAACGATCAGTTTGTTTACATACTTGTTTGCCATATGCTCACTCCTAACTGTTCATATACTCGTCGCCCATGATGAGCGTCAGCCCACCGGCGGCGTTGGATACTTCATACTGCGGGATTTTTGCGATATTCACATCGCGGGACAAAAGCCGGTTTCTGGTCGGCAACACGACCGGCTCGTAAGTCTTCGGCGTTACGTCATATACGCCCTCATAGGGTTTGCTGCCTCCGGTGCCGACCTCAATGACGCGCACCCCCGCTACGTCAAACTCGACCGCGGGCTTTTTGCCCACGTCAAACGTAATTGCCATCAAAGCACCTCCCGGCTCATAGAGTCCAGCACGCGGATAAAGCCTGTCGGTAAGCCGATGACTTCCGGCTTTGTCGCGCCCGTAAACTTCACGCGCACCTGCCCGGAGAGCATGGACGTTTTGAATGCAAAGGTCTCCTCCTGTGTCAGAGGAAATAGGAAGGTCCCGTCCTCGTCCGTCGTGACCTCGCCTGGGTAGACCTTGCGCAGCGGACCTACAACAAACTCGATCTGCTCGATCTTCGTCAGGTCCAGCGGCTCCCCGTTGAGCTTTCCCACAAACGGAATCGCATATTGGTCGCCTTGCATAATGGTAAGGCTCATATTCTCCACCTCACTTTGGATTGCCTACGACGTACTCGACGACGTAGGTGCCGCTGATGCGGCAGATCTTCACGCGGTCGCCCGCCTGAAATGTAACGCTAGTGTTGCACTTGTAGCGCTTTTTTGATGCGGCACTCTGCCCGTCAAAAATCAGGCTCAAGCCGTCCGTGTATTTTGCTCCGACTGTGGCAAGCTCTGCTGCAGCCGGTTCCGTGTTTTGCTGCCCGCTCATGCAATCACCGTCCTTTTTGCTGTGTGCGTCATGAGTTCGCCCGGGCTGAGACGCAGCCTCCAGCTGGTTTCCTCATAAATTCCACCAAACTCCGACGCGTCGATGCTCAGAACGTCGCCCACGCCGTGCCCGCCCTCCGGCAGGCCGTAGAATGTGATCGTCCTCGTGCCAAGCTGAGACTGGAAGCAAAGATCGTCCACATACGCTTGCAGCGCCTCCTGAGAGGCGATGTTGTCGACCTTCACGACCTGCGTGATGCGCTGCCCGCGCTTAAAAATGGAGATAGGGCTTGACGGGCTGTTGTTTTCCGCCCGCGCGACCAGCGGCGTCTCCAGGTCGGGGTTGCTGCAAATTGCGACGAAGACGTTGGGCGCATCAAAAATGTCCTGCTCCTGCGACATATCGCGCGAGATCGGCCCCAGCAGCCGGATGTCCGTCGCGGAGTACCGCCAGCGGATGTTTGCAGCAACCGGCGTGCGCTTCGGCTCCAAGTGCCCGATGCCGCTGCCATCGAACCACACCGGCTTGTAATTGATCTCGCCGAGCAGCTGGTTGCAGATCGTGAGATAGTCCGTGCCCTCCTGCCAGTCCTCACGGTCGGTTTGAAGCGTTTCGGAGGTCGGGGTAGAAATGACAAGGCCGATACCCGCCTGCGTCATGAGCTGCTGCACCGCCGTAAGATAGTTCGTTCCGGCGGCAAGATGCAGGATACCTTCCGTCTTGATCGTCTGGACCATCCAACTGCGGTCATACGCGTCCAGCCGGACAAAATGGCCCTGTGCGCTGATCGTGTCGGAGTACGTTGTGATCCGGTACACGCCCAGTGGATACTCCTTCCCGTCAAGCTCCAGCACAGGCTGGAGCTCGTCGGAAAGATATTCGATATCGGGGTTGTGGAGAAACGTTCCGCCGAGGCTTCCCATGATGTCTCCGGACGCGTCGACGAGCACGTCGGGCGCGGAGTCCTTGAGCCATCGCAGCTCTGAGAACTTCGCGCCGCGCCGCAGCACGTCCACGCGGTAAGATACCTTGTGCGTCATAGCCTCACCTCGTCGTCAAAATCGATCTGTTCGACCGTGAAGTTAAAGACGTTCAAAAAGCCGTCGTGCTGCTTCGGCAGACTCGTAATGTAGCCGATGACCATATCGCCCTGCGGCGTCTTTGCGCAGACAAGCTTGCCCACAAGCCCCATGAGCTGCCTGATCTCGCTCTCATCGAGCAGCGCCGCCGTGATGCTGAGCGCGTCCGTGCCGGAGTCGACCTCAACCGCGACGGGGTAATACGCGCCGGAGAGCTGCAAAAGCTCCACCTGCCGCGAAAGCGTCCGCGTCGTCTGGCGGTGCTGGCTGTCGGAGTACGGAAGCCGCAGCGTCTCGCCGGTGTTCAAGTCCGACACCATGTGAACGTCCGCCAGCACCCGCACGCCGACTGCCTGAGATAGCCCGTAGTTTCCGCTATCGTCGTAGCAGCCGCGCACCTGATAGCTTACGCTACCGGAGGACAGCTCGTCGGTGTACTGCGTCTGCGCCAGCTTCGCGATTGGCTTGCCGTCCCGGTAGACGAGATAGAAATCATAGCTCCCGGTCGTCTGCCAGCTGAGCTCTGCGACGCTCGATGCCTCGACGTTCAGCGAGATTGCCGCGCCCGGCGTGTTGGTGACAGGCAGCGACGCCGCGCCCCAGTCGGACCACATGCCGTACTGGTTCTGCACGCGCACGCGCACCGTGTGACTGCCGTCCGCAAGATACGCAGGGCTCGTCCATGTTTTCTCCGTTCCGTAGTGCGTGCCGCCGGAAAGCTTTCCGTCCAGCTCCACCTGGTACGCCTCCTGCTCGGAGGTCTGCCAGCTGATGGACGGGCGCGGGCCCGTGCTCTTGATCTGGATGCTCGGAGCCGTCGGCGCGGCAATCACAACGATCTGTGCCGCATCGCTCCATGCGCCCGCAACACCGTCGGCGTTGTAGGTGCGCACGCGCCAGTATTTGATGCTGGAAGTTAACGTCCCGGCAGGACACGTCCACTGCCGCGCAGCGCCGGTCACGGTCGCCAGCGTCGTCCATGTCTGCCCATCCGTGCTTTTTTGCAGGTCTGCCTTGCTCTGCGCCGTTCCGGTGGAGATCGAGTGCTGCCACTGGAACAGTACGTCCTTTGAGCCGTCGATCACCGTATCAACCGGGCTCAGAGGCGCGGCGGTCGGCGTTGCGTCTGCGGTCGAGAGCGTCACCCAGTCGGATGTTGTAGTTACGCCACTGTTCGCCGTGACAGCGATCTGCCACTGAATGCTTGTCGTGCCAGCAAAAGTGTTTGCCGGAACCGTGATGCTCTGCGTGTTGCCGGAGACGTTGATCGTGTGGATCGTACCGCTCGCGCCGGAGCGCCAGCGGAAGACGGCGGAGGCTTGCTCCAGCGCAGCTAAGCACAATCCTTCGTCAGTAACATCCCACGTAAAAATATTCGCCTCCGCTTTGACGATGGAGCCTAAAGATGGCGAAACTTCGTTGATTGCAAGCCCACAAGTCGTCGTCTCATCGATAAAAATGCGGAGATAGGGTCTGTTCGCTCCCAGAGTTGCAATTTCATACTGCAGGTTAAACCTTATCCGATTAAGAGCTATACCAGTTTTCGTCGCTTTCATGATATTCGGACCGGAGCATCCTATCCAGCGTGGGATTTCCGAGTCTCTAATCTCGATTCCGCCTAAGTCTACTTCGTCAGTCTGCCTTGTTTTATAGGTGATCGTCTTCGCATCGAATTTATTGCGAAGGAGCCTTGCCCTAAATACCTGGTAGGTTCCAGTGATGCTTTCGTCTTCTGGCAATGGTCCCTGCACATAGGCAAGCACAGCCGGCGCAAGAATTGGATACGCATTAGCACGGTATACTTGCTTAAATTGATTGCCGTTAACAGGTGGATCAAACATAAGATAAAGTATGTCGTTATAACCTAGAGCCGCCGGATTTGACGTATGATCATTAACGCTCTGCTGGGCGTATTTCAGGATTGCAAAGTCAGATGCGTATACTTTGATTTCAGTTGCCACCTCACGTCACCCCCATTCTGGCCACTCGTCTCTGGTCTTTCATGCGGCGGATGAAATCGTCGATCTCGCGGATTTCGTTCGCCTGCACGATAAAGTTGTAGGTATCGCCGCCGGAGAGGCTGCGCCCTTCCTGATTGGTGCCGATGCGCGAGCCTTGCGGCAGCCAGACAGGCTCGGGGCCGTTTTCGCCGACCCACGTCACGCCGCCGATGAAGTTGTCCGTGCCGGCTGCGTTCTGGTGCCACTTGCCGTCCGCGCCCATGTATCCGCCTGTTCCGGTGTAGCCCATGCCGGAAACGTAGCTCGAGCCGCTGGACAGTGCGCCCTTGTATTGCAGCTGCTGCATGTTGCTGAGCTGCCCGCTCGAAATGTTGAGTCCGAGCGCGGTGCGTATTTTGTCACCGTTTAGCGTCAGCAGGCCGACAAGCAGATTTGTCGTGTCCGCGATCAGAGCCATCGTTGTCGCGACCGGCTTCAATGCCGCGTCCAGCGCCGGAAGGACCGCCACGGTCAGATCTCCCAGCGGTTCCAGAATCTGCGTTGCAGACGTGAGGATGCTGCCGAACTTATCCACGACGCCGGAATCCACAAACGCCTTGCCGATCTTCTGGATAAAATCCGCCGTGTCTGTGAGTGCCTCGGTCATGTACGGCGCGTACTCGGCGGAGATCTGCTTCGTTACGGCTTCCTGCGTCTTGAGAAGCTTCTGCTGCGCGGTGTCGGTCGCTGTAAGGGCGGCGATCGCCTCGTCGTCCAGGACGTATCCCATCTCATGCGCCTCTGCGGCGTAGTCCTTGAGCGCCTGGCTGCCCTGCTCGATCAGGGGGTTCAGCTCCTGCGCACTCTCGGACATGAGATCCATTGCCAGTGCGTCGCGCTCCGTGCGGTTCTGGACGTTCCCGAGCGCGTCAATGGTTTCGTTGAAGACATCGTTCGCGTTGCGGAGACTTCCGTCAGCATTGTAGATGTTGACACCCAAAGACTCGAAGGCGGCGGCGGTGTCCGCCGAGCCGTTCTGTGCCTCCTGCATCTTGTTGGTGACCTCTTTGAGGGAGTCCCGGATGCGGTCATACGACACGCCGATCATATCTCCGGCGTATTGCAGCTCCTGCACCTCTTCCGCGCTCTGACCGGTCACGCTGGCAAGCGTCTTGATCTCCTTCGCCGCCGATGCAGACTCATTCGTGATGTCCATGAGCTTTTTCTCAGCCGACGTAATCGCTGCGACAAAGCCAGCAAATGCAGCCACACCGGCAACAGTGCCGAGTTTTACCTTGTTCAGTGCATCCAAAGCGCCGCCTGCGCCCTTCGGCAGGTTAATGCCGAGCGCGTCAGTGACCGCACTGATCGCATCGCCAAGACCGGCAGCCTCTTTTTCGTCGTTCGAAAATGACTCTTTGAGGTTGGCAAAGATGCCCTTCGCGCCCGTGCCCTCCTCCTTCGCCTTTGCGACGGAGTCCTTGATCTTCTCCATCGCCTGCTGAAACTTTGTCCCGTTCGCGCCGGCTTTCTCAAGCGCGTCGTTGTTCTCCTCCAGCTCGGCGTTCATCTTGTTCAGCGCGGCTTCGGCGTTGTTGAGGCTTACCTGCCAGCCTTGTGCTTTCTTTGTCGCTGTCTCTACGCCTTGCGCGAGACGTTTATACTCGTCGCTGCCCTTGTCCAGTACGTCCTTTGCTTTCTGGAATTTTTCGTTTGCTGCCTCCTGCGCCTTTGTCGCTTGTTCGAGTGCTTTGCGCGTAATTTCGATTTTTTCCTTTTGTTCTCCGATTTTTTTGGAAAACACGTCGCTTTTCGCCCGTAAAGCATCTACACTGTCAGCGTTTTTGATGTATTCGCTCTCTACCTTGCGCATTTCGGAGTTCAAGACGCGCATGCTATCTCCGATCCTCGAAATCGCGTCCTTGTACTCTTTTTCGTTTGAGATCGTAAACCGTGTGTTTACATTCGGCATGCTACTTCCCTCCGCTCAAGTATTCTGCCAGCGACAACGGCTCCTGCGGTTCCTTCGGCTCGCTATCCGGTCGTGCCATTGTCGCAAGCAGCCGGCGCGGCGTCATGGTCTTCCAGAAAAGCCGCTCCGGCATGCGCAGCTGGTAAAGCCAGATTGCCAAAAAGCCGGGAAAATCAAAGCCGCCGTGCTGCTCTGATTCTCCCGGCTCTGTCAGTTTTTTGGCTGGTTCCCGCCGCTGTCCTGCTTCGGCTTCTCGGCGTCCTCCCGCTCCGGCATTGCTGCCATAATCAGTTTTGTGATGAGCTGTGCCGCGTCCGTTGTCTGCGTCATTGTCAGCTTGCGCCCCAGCTCCCGCGCGGTCACGCGCAGCAGCTTTCCGTCCTCTCCGCGCAGGTCCTGCGTTTCCGCCGCGTCATTGAGCATCGCCGCCAGAAACCGCAGCGTCGACTTGAAGCTTGTCACGCTTCGAAGCGCCCGCATCAGATCGCCGTCATATTCCTCCTGCACGTCCGCAAGGACGTTCATGTTGCAGGTCAGGTTGTAGATTCTGCCTGCATACTCATATTCCGCCGTTTTCTGCCGCACGTCAGTCATTGCGTCTCACCCAGCTTTCCCTTGATCCAGGCAACTGCCTCCGCCGCGGTGTCGACGGTTTCGGTCTCGAGCAGCAGCTCGTCGGTCGAATCGTCTGCGAGGAATTCGCCGGTCGTGGTCGGCGTGTTGAACTGGATGTTTTCTCCCTTCGTTTGGTACGCCATCGACGGCGGGCCAAACAGCGCTTTCGGCACCCAGACGCAGGTGTATTTCGTCACGCCGTCTACCTTGTCCGGCGCGTAAAATCCGACGCCCACGTAGTTTGCCACGTCCTTGGCGGAGAACTTGATGTTTTCCTTGCTCGTGTCCGTCGTGCAGCCATAGAGCATCGCCTGCGCTGCCTTCTTGATGTACTTGACTGCCAGCGAGATAGTGCCGCCGGTTGCAAGTTTGATGTACTCCGCCAGCTTCGACTCTGCATAGAGCCTGCCCTCGGCAAACCGCAGGTCGAGCTGTGCGCTCATGGCATCGCCGACGTCCGTCGGATTTTCGTAAGATACAGTTCCGGATGTGTTTTTGTACTTGCCCGCCCGGATACCGCGTAAATCAAAACTCGGCATTTATAATAAGCCCCTTTCTTTCAGCTTTTTTGTGAGGATATCCTCCAACTCTTTGTCCACTTGACTTTCTGCGGCTTTCGATCCTTTGGTCCAGAAATACGTTCCGCTGATTTTGCCGTACTCCGGTCCGCGCCCGTAATTCAAAACAAAAAGCACGGCGGCTCGGCGCACACCATGCTTGTTTTTGCCTACGGACGTCACCTGAATATACGGCTCGCCGTATTTGTTCCGCTTAATCTTCGTCGCTTTGATGCTTTTTACGTAGTCTTCCGTTGCAAAGCCGCTTTGCGCTACGCGCTTTTTGATTTCCGCAACCAGAATTTCGCCTGCCGCGTCCATCATTTCTTTGATCGTTACCTCGTCAAGAATGTCCACGTCTTGCAGCGTCGCCATCATCTTGTCCAGCCCGGAGGTTTCGAACTTAGCCATACACAGCGCCCTCCGTCTCCGCAATGAGCGCAATCTGCGTGCGCCCGGTGTCCTTGTCGTAGCTCTCCATGTCTACGGTCACGATATAGCCCGCGCTTTCCAGCGCCGCTTTCGTCCGCCGCAGGAGATCTGCTGCAAAGCCCTCGGCAAAGATGGAGACGGCATACGCTGCGCCGGTTTCCGCCTCTCGCCCCTCGGCGTATATTTGCCCGGATTGCCCGAGCAGCTGATACGTGATGTACGTTTCCTCCGCGCCCTTGTATGGCGGATGGCACACCGGAACGCCGATGTCGGCAAGCGCCTCATAGATCATCATGCGCCGTCCCTCCGTTTGCAGGTCAGCTCAATCTCCTCCGTCTCGGCTCCATAGCTGCGGACCACGTCAAAGACGTCCGATCCGCATGTGAGCTGCTGCTCACCCCGGTATTCCGCACTGTGCATCCGGAAGATCGCGTCCGTCTGCTTTCCCGCCTGCGCCGCCTGGTAGTATTCCGCGCGGTTGACGGATTTCCGCGCCGCCCAGACAGTAGTTTCCCGCTCCAGTTTTTCTGTTGTCTGCCCGCTCACGATAGGGTAGGACAGCAGGCGCAGCGTGATCTGTGTATCAAAGATCATTGCCCGCGCCTCCTGTCTGCCGGTAATCGTCCGACAATCCCATCGCGTCGCGCAGCTCCTCAAAGCAAGCTTTCCATTCGCTGCCGCGCCCGCAGAAATCGTGCTGCCAGCGGACATAGGCGCGAACCGCGTCTTTTACCAGCGGGTCCTCGTCTGCGCCTGCTGCGCCCGCAATATGCAGGCGCAGCAGGCAGGCGTCGACCTCATCGGAAATTTCTCCGTCAAGCGCGGTCGTACTCAGCCGCAGGGCGGTTTTCGCAACGTCCAGTAATGTCATTGTCTATCCCTCCCTGTTGGCTCTTGTGTTTAGCCCGCCTTTTTCTTGGTCAGCGTGACAAGGCTGTTTTTGTCGACCACCTTGCCGTCGACAAGCGCCAGCGCAACGGTCACTTCGTCGTCGGTTGCGTTATCGGTGTACTTGCGGAACGTCATGCCGAGATTCTCATTCCAGAGGTAATCCTTGAAATTGAAAATAAAGGCGAAGATTGTATCCGCAGTCACGCTCGCTGCGAAGGACGGCAGATAGTCGCCGACGAGGACAACCTCGCGCCCGAAGAGCGAGTAGACCGGCTTGCCGCTCATTCCGTAATTGACGCGAGCGACGGGCTGCTTCTTGTCGTCGACCATGCCGACAATCTGCTCGAAGAAGGTCTTCTTCGTCATGCACCACACCGCGTCGGTGTCGTATGCCTGCGGGAGTGCTGCCTCCGCCTTGACAAGGTCGGTGTAGGCGATAGCCGTAGTCGCTGCCGCAATGTCGATGTTTTGACCAGTCACAACGGTCTCCTTGATGATGCCTTTCGGCTGACCGGAGCCGGAGCCGCTGATGATTGCCTGCTCCTCCGCTTTTACCATCGCCTCTGCGACGTTTGCCACAAACTGCGATTCAAACATCGGATATGTCACGATGGATACTTCCAGCGACATAGAGATCGCGCAGCGCAGTTTGTGATAGGCAAACGTGATGGAGCCGAGCGCCTTTTTCTGCTTGTCAGAGCCTACTCCCTCACTGACCCACGATGCGGTCGGCTTCGCCGAGCTGGTCGGCACCGTCACGCCGCCCTTGTAGGACGTGTGCGTCACGCGCGGCAGAATCATGCCTGTCGACTCGATCTTTTCGTAGATCTTCTGGAGCGTGGTCGTCGGGATGGCTGCGCCGACGTCGGAGGTCTTCGTGTTTGCGTCTGCGTTGGTCAGCTCGGCGGGGATCTTCTTGCCCGCAAGGACGTAGTTCATGAAGGCTCGCTTGTAGTCGTCTGTGTCGTACATGTCGAGCGCTTCCTGCGGCTTCGCTGTGCCGGTCAGGTTGACGGTCTGCTGTGCTGCCGCCGGGTCCTGCGCTCTTGCGCCCGCGAGCGCGTTGAGGTTCGCCTGAATCTTTGCCTCTTCCTCAAACTTTGCGTCGAGTTCTTCGACTTCCTTCATTTTTGCCTGCGCCTCGGCAGTCTTGCTTTCGTCCAGCAGCTTCTGCGCCTCGTCCATCAGCTGCTTGCGCTTGGTGTTGTAAAGTTCTTTCGTCATTTTAGTTCTCCTTTAAGTTTTAAAAATTTCAGTTTTGCTTCTACCTGCGCCCGCTCGGGCATAAAAAAACCAGGCTCTTTTGCCTGGCTTTTCATGAAATTCTCTGCGCGCCGCAGCGCGTCCTCGCTGAGCATGCCGGAGTAAAAGTCTGCCGCCAGCGGCTTCTGCTCACCGCCCAGCTCCATTACCCGGTCAACGAGTCCCAGCTCCACCGCCCTGTCTGCCGTGATCCACGTTTCCGCATCCATCATGGCGGCAATTTCCTGCTCGGGTCTCCCGGTCTTTGCCATGTACGCCGACGTGATCGCGTGGTTGGCGTCCCGCAGGACCCCTGCGGTATGCTCCATCTGGCGGTAGTCACCGTCGGCGCTCGTCTGTACGTTGTGGATCATCATCATTCCGGTCGGCGTCATTTCCGACTCGCCTGCCATCGCAATGATCGACGCGGCGGACGCCGCCAACCCGACAATGCGGATGTGTACGCCGCCGGCGTAATTGCGCAGCGCTGTGTATATCTCGCTTGCCGCGAAAATTTCGCCGCCGCCCGAGTTGATTTCCACTTCCGCCCGCTCTCCCGCGCCTTTTGCAAGCGCATCTGCTACGGATTTCGGGCTTGTCGCCTCCATCCCGTAAAACTGGTAAAATCGGTGTGTGTTGCTGGACACAATCGGTCCGCGAATGCTGATCTTCATGCGTTATCATCTCCCTTCTGTGTGATCTGCGTTGTATTCCGGTCGACCGGCTGTGTGTCAAGCCTGCGAATCGGCTTATCTCCTCCGTCAACCGGAGCGAGATTAAAGGCGCGCCTCCACTCGTTTGGCGTCAGCGCGCCGCGGTCGACCATTTGCAGCAGATTGAGCTTTGTTGTTGTCGACGCGAAGTCCCACGCGGACGCCTCAAAGACGATGCGGTTTCCGCAGCCGCGCTCGCGCCGGGAGAATAGCTTGCGGGTGTACTCGCCGCTGAGCTGCTTCAGCACCGGCTCGATCTCGGCGTCAAAATAGGCGTTCTGCTCATCCTCCGTCGCAATGGATGTGACGATGTGCGGGTTGGTATTGAACAGGGCATAGATGCGCTGCGTGGTCTTGTCCATCTGCTGCGCGTTTGGCACATAATCCTTCGGGTCAATCTGCTTTGCCTCTGCCTTTGCGTCGACCGCCGCAACGCCTGTTCCGTTCGACACGTTTAGGAAGCTATCTGCAAAGTCCTGCGCGCGCTGCTTGATATCCTCCGAGCGCATTGACGATGCGAACATCAGCAGCCACCGCACGACGGCGCTGTTCCGGATTGCCTTGACTATGCCCTGATCCGTCGTTGTGACAATCTCCATCAGCGGCACGATTGCCGGCGCGATCGGGTCTCCGAAGATGTCGTTTTCGTAAAAATCCCCACGCAGGTGGATCACGTCGTCGTAGGCGAACGTCAGGACGTTCCCGTTTTGCATGTAAAATTTCAGGTATAGATTCCCGCCCGCGTCATAGACGGCGTCCGCCTGCATCGCCGCAACCGGGAAGATGGCGTTCGGAAATCCGTTTTCGTCGCGCATGATGACGGCAAAAGCGTTGTTGTTGAGAATCAGCTGCGCAGCAAGCTTTTCCTGCAACAGCTGCCCCGTCATGTATTGGTTCGGCTCCTCCAGCAAAAACCGGATATACGGCTCCGGATTGACGGCAATCTTCCGCGCGTCTGCGGTGATCGTCTCCCGGATGTGCTTTGCCGTCAGCTTTCCGATTGCCTTGATCTTCGGGCGGATGCAAGCGCGGACAATGTCCGACTGATACATTTTGCCGTTGTAGCTGTAAAAGCCGTTTCCGCGCTCCTGCACCATCTGGACGGTCGAGACACGCTTTGTCGTTGTGATGTTTTTGAGGAGGTTTTTAAAAAATCCCATGTTGTCACTCCTAGAGCATACTTGTGTATTCCGCCTGCTTTTGATCGTAGATTGCGTAGGCGTCGAGCAGCGCCGCCGTGCCGTCTATGCGGCGTGTCGACTTGCTCGTTTTGTGCGGCTGGATATTGCCGTTTTTGTCCTCGTCGTAAGCGGTGTTTGCAAGGCACCACTTGTCAACTGGATTGTTGTTGTACACAATCCGCTTGGACTCCAGATCATTCCCGCAGCGCTTCATTGGCTCGGACAGGGTCTTCACGCCCTGATGCACCGGAATCATCGCCTCGGCTCCAAAGTAGTCTGCCATACTGTCTGTCCAGTAGGATGCGGACCATGCATCATAGCCGACGAATGGTATAAAAATATCGAGGTCTTCCTGCACCTCGACAAACCATGTTTTTACGTCCTCATAGCGGATCTTGTTTCCTTCTGATAGCCGGACCAATCCGCGCTCATGCCACTTGTCATACGGTATCTTGTCCTCGTTCACGCGCTTTTCCAAAAGCTCCTGCGGCAGCCAGTACATGGATAGGACAAACAGGATGTCCGGTAACTCCGGCACCTGAAACAGAACCTTCCCCGCCGTCAGGTCCGTCGTCTTGGATAGGTCCGCGCCGCCGATGCCATAACGCGGGTAGGATAGGATTCGCTCCTGCGTCTGCCCGTCGGTCATGTGGTGTGTCCAGATCATACGGCGGTTTTCTTTGTCCAACTGGAAGGTGTCTCGGTTGTCCAGCTGTTCAAAGTTGAGCCATGCCTCGGAAGATGTTTCGCGTATGTTGAAATCTTTGCATACGAGATTTCGGACGAGCGCCGGATTTTTCTTTGCCCGCTCGACGCGCTCCTTGAGCGCCGTGTAGCTCTTGATCGTGCCGAGACCCGGGTTTGCTTTCTTCCAGCAGGCTTCATCGGTCCACTCGCTGCGCTTGTCAAGCTCATAGATAAACGCAATCCGGCGCGGGTCGTGGTACCCGTCCGGATCTTCATAGCCGTTGATAATGCGCTCGGCTTCTTCGTACTTTTCGTCGTAGATGTCCTCGCGGATAACACCCGCAGTGGACGTGATAAAACGCAGCGGCTGCGCGCGCGCCTGATCGCCATCTGCAATGATGTCGTACAGTGGGCGTCCGTTTTTCCACTGGTGGATCTCGTCCATCATCGCGCCGTGGATGTTCAAGCCGTCAAGCGTGTCGCTGTCAGACGATAGCGGCTTAAATACGCCGTCGTTATAATCGCTGTCTATCTCGCCGACCAGGCAGCGCGTCCGTTTGCGCAGCGCCGGTGACTTCTGTACCATGCGCTTTGCTTCTTGCCAGATGATCTTTGCCTGATCGCGTTTTGTGGCTACCGCGTAGACCTCCGGTCCTGCCTCCCCGTCCGCCATTTGCAGATATAGCCCTACACCGGACGCGAGCAGCGACTTGCCGTTTTTCTTGCCGACAATCAGGACCGCCTCGTGATATTGCCGGTTGCCCTCAATGTCGACAAAGCCAAAGATCGTCGCCAGCAGAGCCTTTTCCCAAAGCTCTAATTTGACGAGCTGCCCGCCCGCTTTGCCTTTGGAGTGGTGGCAGTAGTTCTCAAAAAACTCAAGCACATGGTTGGCACGTTTCGGCGAGTAGTAAAACTCAGATTCTGTAGCTTCGAGCTGTTCTACAACGTGCCGGTATGTTTTCTGCACTTTCAGGCTGACGGTTTCCCGCCCATCCTGTATAGCCTGCCAATACTCGAGTATCGGATTGTACGTTTCCGGATATCGTGTGAGCTTCACGCTTCATCACGCTCCCGGACGAAACTTCCAAATCCGTCGTCTTCCTGCCGCGGCGCGGTGTCCGGCTTCGGCAGGAGCGTCGTGAGCTGCTTGATGATTTTCTGGTAGTTCGCGTTGGTGGAGTTGTACGCCTGACCAATGGGGCGCGCCCGGTCATACGGTTCCAGCCGTTCCGATTGCCGGAACGGTTCCGTCCATCCGTTTTCCTGCAGGTCCTCTGCCATGTCCTCACACTCGACGCGCATAAAAGCCGCCTGGTCAATCAGCCCCGCGACAGTTCCCGCCGCTTCTTTCGGCAGCGTTTTGTAAATCCGCTTGAGTCGCGCTTTCTCTGCGCGGATACGCTGTTCTTTCGTCTTTTCCTGCTTATTCGCCACAAAAAGCGCCTCCTTTTCGCGTGATTTTTGCGCGCTCTCCGCGCGTGCGCGTGTATTACATATCGCCGCGCTTTTGGAGGGGGGTCTCGCGAACGACCTGCGTATTTTTCCGAGGTGGGGGCTGCGGTGATTCCGCTGCCGGCTCAGTCTCGCGCGACGGGGGGGATCGGGTCGCCGTTGGCGTCGAAAAATATTTTTTGCGTCAGCGATTTTGTAACGCCGTGACCGTCAAACTTGTCGTGGCAATCCTTGCAGACATACTCAAGGTTTGCGTAGGACAGGCTTACCTCCGGGTCCGTGATGTTGTCCTGTGTGAGCGCCTGTTTGTGGTGGACGATGTATCCCGGCTTGTCTTTGCACTCCTCGCAAAGCCCGCCGTCAATTGTCCTGCGGAACCTGATATATCCGGCGCGGCATTTCTTCCAGCGCGCGGATGCATAAAAGCCTGCTGCCCATGGCTGCATGTGTTTCCCTCCGATTCTCCACGCTACTACTCTAGCACATTTTTTTGGCTGAGTTAGCTACATTTCGCATAGCCGATGTTCCGTGCTACTTCGTAGACGAACCTGTTGTGCATGCGTTTTGCCGTCGATGTGCTGATGTATAATTTCCGCCCGACCTCGTCGAAGCGTAGATGTTCGCCCCATGAATGCGCGCCGACAACAGCGAGCACCATGTCTCCGTCCCTCCACGTCCGCGCTGTGTTGATGGCTCGGCTCACCGCCTCATAGTCCCGGTACTCCTGAGAGGACAGGACGCGCTCGGCGATTTCCTCAACGGCGCGACCGGAAGAGCGCCCGCCTGGCTGCGAAGAATAGCCCGGTGTTGTCTTTTGGCGGCTCATGTCCCGAACCTGTTGGTCCAGTTTCGGGAATGCGCCGATGGTGCGGCAGACATTCCCGTACCACCAGTAACGAGGTTTTGACACTTGCTCAGCTCCTTCCGTGTTTCGTTCTAAATCCCTACACATTTACAAGGGCTAATTTAAGCGGCTCCCGGTCGCTTGCGTACTTCTTTTTTGGGGTCCCATACATATTTAAAATATAGGAACCCATATTGTGTGGCTCTCGCCTCGACGAGAATGTACCCGCGTGGCGCAACTGGCGGGCGCTGCGGGCTGTACTCCCGCACTGCCTCGGTCGCTGGTTCCGGCTCTGGGCGGGCGCAGTTTCGGCTCGCTTTCCAGCGATGCCCTCCGAACTCCTTGCGCCAGTGTCCGTGCAGGTAATTCGCCAGCGCTGTGTAGTCCTGCCCATGGTCAACCTTGTCGCCGTTCTGGTTTACATAATAGTTGTGCTTTCTCAGCGGTTTGCAGTCAATCACGCTGCCGAGTCCCCATAGCATTCCGATCTCATCGACCGGAATGCCGTCCGTGATCATGTGCAGGTGAAAACGGTTTGTCGATTTGCCCCGCCCGTATACAATCACAAGCTTTGCCTCTGGATAGCGGTAGAGCAGTCGCCGGTAATAATTATTCCGGATTCTGCGCATCTCCTGCGCGGTATGTACCTCACTGTCTGCATCTAGCGTGAGGGTAGAGTAAAAGCTCGTCGGCCCGAAGTTTGCATTGACGAGCGCGGCAAACTTCGCCGCGGAGATCTTTTGATTAAATTCTTCGCGTTCCGACTCCGTCTGAAAGCGCGGCTTTTTCGGCTTGCTGGTCCTCAAGCCTGCGCCGCTCGATACCGTATATACGATCTGCTCGCAGACGCAGCCGGAAAACTTCCGCCGCTTGTGCCTCGTTGCCATCTTTGCCTCCTGCTTTTATCCCCACATGGTAAGCTGCGCCGCATGCGCAGCGAAGCGTGCCTCTTGCGCTTTGAAATAATACTTGTCAATCTCGCATCCCACAAAATCCAGTCCTGCGTCATATGCGGCAATTCTGCTGCTCCCGCTGCCGAGATGCGTATCGAGTATCTTTTCCCCCCGTTTTGCGTACCGGCTGAATATCCACGCATAGAGCGCAACCGGCTTTTGCGTCGGATGGATGCGAGGATCTCCTTTTGTCCCTTGCGGCATGTGCTTAAAAATCTTACTGGTAGTGCCAAGTCCTTCTGATATCGCCGCGATTTCCGCCTGCGACATCGTAAACCCTTCGGAGATTGTTAATTTTTCCCACACCAGAAACCCCTTGTATGGCGGCAGCTCAAAGTTATTTGCCCCCCAGATAATCTGCTCTTTGCTTACTCGTTGCAGCTCTTCAAAGTACTCTTTTGTCGGCTTATCTCCAAAGCAAGCAAGGGTGCCATTTCTCCGCATATCTTTCGTCGGTGCGTTCTCGGCTGCATCCCTGTACGGTGGGTCGACCACGGCAAGATCAAATGCTTTGTCCGGCAGCGTCCGCATATACTCCATGCAATCCATGTTATATGCAACATTCATGACAATTCCTCCTTCTCTGCCCGCTCAAAGCGTGGGCGGAAGTTCCGCCCATGCGTTCAGCGATCAGCGTCCAAATACTTAATGTTCTCCTGCATTGGCTCTTTCCCGAAAGCCTCCCGTAATTCGTTCGGCGTAAAAACACCTTCAACCTCTTTCATGACCTTATCCGCGCGGCGGTTCAGGCTGCGCAGCTTGAAAAACGTCAGCGTGCCCAATGCCAGCCATTCCAGCACCGCCGCAAGCTCCAAAATATCAATGATCATTTCGCCTCAACTCCCTCCTTGCATTTTGTATTCCATTCCTGTTCAACCCACACCCCGTCCGTTTTCTTTGAAAAACTGGCTGGCGCAAAGTTTCTGGCGTGTTCCAAATCCGGCGTGTGCTTACACTGAGGATAGCTGCACTTCGCGCATGCCTTTCTATCGCAGAGAAACAGAAGTTTCTGTGCAGCTGCCAGTTCGACCCCTCCCGGCAGAATAGCGACTTCTTGTCCAACTTCCGCAGTAATCTTCTCCCGTAGTTTCTCACGGTCCGCATCGCGCATGGCATACACGCATTTCAGCAAAATCATTTTTCCTCGACTCCTTCCATCTGTGCGCCGCAATAACCGCACTTCCGCGGCAGAACATACTGCACGCCGCTTTTTGTCCGCAGTTTCATCGATGGTTTTTCCGGTCGACCGCAAACTGGGCAGCGAAATACCTGGAAGATATCATCCCAGCGCCAGCCCTTCCGGTTTTCTTCGCTGCTTTCCTCTCGGCGCAGCTCCTCTTTGCGCGCGCGGCTGAAAAAATACCCAAATCTTCCCCCGACGGTATCTTCCGTCGTCCATCTGATTCCCGTGATCCGCATCCCGCATTTCGGGCATTTTGTTGGATTAACTTTCATTTCGCTTTTTTTCAGGTCGAGCCGGTCCTCACCGCCGAACGGGAAATGCTGTATGTATCCTTCCTCGCTTATACTAAACTCGTCGAATATGTAATTGCAGTTCGGGCAGACCGGGCAGGAATCCAGATAACCCTCGACCTTGCCGCTACATTCTTCGTGACGTTCCTCCGCCTTTGCGTTGACTGCCGCTGCTGACGTGCAGATATTTTCGTAGTATTTCAGCAGTTTGTTGGCACTCTCTATCAAAATCGTGCAACAACTTGGCGCTCCTGCCTTTCTCCACACGTCGATACTCGTGTGAAGTGCGCACTTTTCGCACTCTTCATTTTCGCATGCCTCCATGGATTGCATGATCTCTGCGAATGTCATGCGCTCCTTGCCAAACAGAAGTTGCTCAGCTCGCTTGTTTTTCTCACTCATTTTCGTTCCCTCCTTTTGTAGTTGAACTGCTTGACGTCCGGATTTCGGTCCCGAAATGGCGTGAAACGGTCCCCGCAGACCGGCTCCAGAATCCGGTCCAGCTGCTCCTGCGCGTAGTCAGACTCCGGTTCGCACATCCACGCAATTCCCAGCTCGTTGTTTATCGCCTCCACGCGCTCATACATTCGAATCATGCGTTCAGCGCCAAAGCCCTCCTGCGCAAGCGCCGCCATCCAGAGATCGCAGCCCTTCTGTACGCCTGCCTTAAAGCCTATATCCAGACCTGTCTGTAACGTCTCCTTGAGCCTCTGCGCAAAATTCATCCCTTCTCCGCCTCCAGTTCCTTTTGTTCCTGCATAAAGCCGTGCAGATAGAGCAGCAACAGCTTTTCAGCGGTGTTCACGTAGCGGTTCAGTTCTTTCTTGCTGATCTGGAGCTTGCCAGTCGTGATAACGCGCAGATCCGGCGTCCCGATCACCTGTATGCAGGCTGGCGGCTCTCGCTGCGGTCCGTCCTCCGTGACTTCAAACAGCGGCGGTGCCAGCTGGTCCATTGTGATACGCGGCGGGTATTTCTCGCCCCGGAAATCAACCTCCCACTTTTCATCTTCCATCGCTGTTTGAAATTGCCCCAGCTCGCCATAAAACAGCTCCATGATTTTTGCCATATTGATGCCCCTTTCAGATCGTTATAACTTCCCGCCGAGACTGGCGGGCTAATTTCCTCCCGACGCACAGATAGCAGTTTGTGCAGCTCCATGCGCCCTTGTAATTGTTCCGTTCCTGGCAGTGCACATTGTAGCAAAGCCCCTTTGTTGCGCGCCTCGGGTCCCGTAGGTATCCGTAGGCTCCGCTTTCTCTCGTTTCTGCGGCTCCAAACATGTTTCTCATTGTCCCGCTCCTTTTATTTTCGTCTGGGGACCGGAAACCCGGTCCCCTTGCAGTGACGGACTTTCACCGCCTGCACCCGGCGCGCCGCGCCATCCGCATGATCGCTGCGCGTCTCCGGGCGAGCCGCCCTTGTCTGCTCAGACGGCTTGGGGGATTGGGAGGTCATGCGATGTCGCCGGTCCTTGCGCGGTCCGGCGTTGGGTAACGTCCCACAAAGCGCACGTTCCACACGCTTTTTCATTCCCGCCTGCGGTTGATCCAGCCCGCAGGCGGTTCGCAAAAAGTCGGGGCAATCCTCCCGCCGCCGTCTCATGGCGGAGCGGCAGCGGCAAAAGTCCAGATAATATAAATATGTACCCCGGCTGGTTGCCTATTTTATGTGCCGATATCCTTATGCAGCAAGCCCGCCCCGTTTTTGGTAAGCGGCAGCGCCTTGCGCCGCGCCTGCTCTTCCGGATTCCATCCGCACTTTGCGCAAAAGATCGCGCTTTTGTTGGCGCAGTTGTTTCCTTGCTTCGGCAAGCCGCAGGGCGGCTCCGGTCTTGCTTTGGTTTCCTCGTCCATGTCAAACCTCCTGTATGTCGATTCCAAATTTTGAGCGCATAAACTTTTTGTTGCGCAGGTACTCCTTTGTCCGCGTTGCCGTTGACTTGACATCCTCGACAATCAGTTTCCCGCCGACTCGGTACGAAAAATCCGCCGTGTAGCGCACCGCGCGGACCCGCTCTCCAATCTCAGTGCAGTAGCTCTCCTGCAATGTAAACTGCGGTTGCAGCCTCAGATCCGAGATAATCCCAGCCCGCAGCATGGTCAAAAGCTCGTCATAGCGCCGCGCCTCTTTTTTGCTGTCAAAACGTACCCCGGCGCGCTTCTCCGGCGCGTTTTTGTACTTTGCCTGCCGTTTCTGCTCCTGCTGTGCCTCCGGAAGACGCTGTTTGGCGTAAAGCTCCCGCATTCTCGGTGGCATGTCCGCCATCGACTCAAAGCGCAGCCCGCTCATACGTCTACTTCTCCGCGTTTTCCTGCATAGCTGCAAAATCGGTGTCCCGGGCGATGTTTTGCCACTTCCGGCACCACCTCCGCAACGTCGGCGGCGTGCTGACGCAGCAGGAGCGTTTTCACCCGCTGAGGTGTCCAGTTCGGATTTTCCGCGTTGCAGGATTCAAAGTCTGCCAGCGCCTCCGCGCGCTTGATGTAATCAGTCATCATTTACCCTCCTGTTCCATGCCTCAACAGCTTGTTCTTCCGTGTCGTAAATATACACACCACCCAAAATCCCGCCATCGCACTCATAGCTTGCAATCGGGCACTGCGGGTTTTCTTCATGAGTATGCCTGATCATAAAACCCACCCCGCTATAAGGTCTCAACGCATAATCTTCATCGTGAAGATTTCCTACATCGTCGCACAGGACGATCTTGGCCGAGCCGCCGCAGAACGGGCACATCTTTAACTTATCCATCCCGCACCTCCACGCCAGCCTCGTCCAGCAGGTCAGAAAGATCGGTGTCCACGCTGCTACCAATAAACTCGCCATTTTCGTCGTAGTGGTTGTACTCCGTGGTCGGTCGGGATTCTATCCCTGCAAACTCTTTTAAAAGTCTCAGATATTCGTCGTTATCGATAAGCTGAACCTGATAGAGTTGTCTCAACTGCGCTTTTGTGATAAACTTAGCCATTCTTCCTGCCCTCCTACGGCTTGACATCCACGTTTACCGGGAACTCGGTGTGGAACTCAATCACATAATGATACGGGTCGGCGTGCGTGCCGGTGATGTCCTCTACCACGTATAGCGTGTAGTCGTTGAGGTAAATGTAATTCTTCTTGTACTCGTTTGCACCGACCTTGCACGTTACGACAAGCTCCGAAGAGGAGTTGTTGCTGATGGACATATATCCCTCGGCGTAGAGGATGATTTTGTCAGTTCTCGCGTTGTAGACCGTGATCCGGCGCTCACAGCTGAAATTGTCAGCAGCAACGTTCATGTTGTGGTTTACCTTGTCCGCTTCCCTCGTCATGCATCCTGCGAGACTTGCAATAAGCATGATAGCTGCCAGAAGCAAAGCCATTCGTTTTTTCATTTTTCAGTTTCTCCTTTCATTGCCTTCTCGGCTTCTTCGCGGGTGAGGAAAACGGAGTGCCCAAGACGATCCAAATCGTACAAAGTAAAGATACCCCTCTT